ATGCTCACCGATACTAAACTGAAGAACCTAAAGCCTCAGGAAAAACTCTATAAAGTCACCGATCGTGATGGCCTCTATGTTGCTGTGTCACCAGGAGGCACAGTCTCGTTTAGATATGACTATCGAGTTAATGGACGACGAGAAACTCTGACCATTGGCAAGTATGGCCGTGACGGTATTAGCTTAGCGGAAGCACGCGAAGAACTGATTGAAGCAAAAAAGCTTGTCAACGCAGGTAGGTCGCCAGCTGCGGAGAAGCGCGACGGTAGACTGCGATCAAAAGATGCGGAAACGTTCACGGTATTTACCGTCAATTATATGAAACATGCCACGTTCGCAGACAGTACACGCGGTATGAAACAGGCAGTTATCGACAAAGATATAATTCCAGTTATGGGTAATAAGTTGATGACTGAGATTAACCCGCAGATGGTGCGAGACTTGTGCGATAAGATAGTTGATCGTGGAGGCCGCGCGACGGCGATACAGGTACGAGAAATAATTAGCAGCGTATACCGTTACGCTAATGATCGTGGGTATGGCTTCATTAACCCAGCTCAAGATATCAAGGCCAGTTCAATCGCAACATTCAAATCACGTGAGCGCAGTTTATCTCCTGAAGAGGTAGGTATTTTTTACCGTCAGCTTGATACCGCCGGAACAATGCCAACCATGAAGATGGCGCTAAAATTAGTGCTGCTTACTCTGGTGCGTAAAGCTGAATTTATTAATGCCACATGGCAGGAAGTAAATTTTAAAGACAATACATGGATAATCCCTGCCGAACGCATGAAAGCGAGCCGTGCCCATATCATTTATCTATCAAAGCAGGTTCAGGATCTAATGGTTGGTCTGCAGATGTGCGCTGGTGGTAGTGAATATCTATTAGCAGGAAGATACTCTGTGAGTAAGCCGCTTTCAAATGCAGCGCTTAACCGGCTGATTACCACGACTGTTCAGACTGCAAAAGCAGATGGCCACCAGCTAGAACATTTTACTGTTCACGATCTGCGCCGCACAGCCAGCACGCTGCTACATGAGGCTGGCTATCCTTCTGACTGGATAGAGAAGGCACTGGCGCATGAACAGAAAGGTGTGAGGGCTGTTTACAACAAAGCGGAGTATGCGCAGCAGCGCCGGTACATGTTGCAGCAGTGGGCAGATATGGTTGATGGGTGGATCTCTGGGGAGTTAACGGTCCTAGTGCCGTTCTCCCCAGTCAAATATGAGAAGTGGTTGGATGAAGCAGGGCGATAATATCGCCCTCATTTTACCTTGATGCCAGCGGCACGGATCGCATCTACGCATTGCTCTAATGCAGTGTTAAATCCATCTGGCCAGTCAACTTCATCTGGTATCAAAACATCCTCTTCGCTGATGAATTGCTTATCCGGCAAATCTACAGCCAACGCCTCGCGGCTTGCTTGCCATCCTTCCCACGCCATATTCACAGATGTGGATGCATACTGACCTTCACATGATTGATTCAGCAGGGATGGCATGTGGCTATACCCATACTTTAAAGCTCTCTCACGGACCCACGCTTCAAACTGTTCACGACTTGTCATCATTGCTCTCCTGTGGTGGCTCTGGTAGTGGCTGCCAGTGGGTGATGCTTGGCACTAAGAAACGATTTGCTTGCCAACTCCCAAAGAGAAACAGGTAAGTTGATACGTAACGACCATCCCAGCAAATATAACCGCCATCAACTTCCGGCATTCTCTCCGAGCACTTGATCCAACCTTCACGACTTGTCATGACTATCTCCATCATCCAGCTTCAATCCAGCAAGAATATTCACGCATTCTGCTATGCACTCGTTGCAAATATATGCGTAGTTACCGGCGATCATTTTTTTCACTTCAGTGCTTTCTCTGGTGCAGAAATGGCAGCGTAATACTTTGCTGCTTGGGACTTTATCCATGACTATCTCCACTCTGATAAGCGCCAACTCGCAAAAATATGTTTGCAACTTCAAGGCTAAATTTAATAAGGTTTTGTCGTTTTTCTGGTGTATCAACTTCGTCTATCCAGCGAAAATTACCGCCTGAATATTTATCAATAACGACGTAATCATCTGAACAGATATGCATCACGCCGCCCTCTTCGATCGGTAGCTTTCCCACGTAAACGCCAGCGTACATCCACCGCCATCGCTCATGCGGTCGAGAACGCGCTCACCGATGAACGTCACCAGCTCTTCCCGAGTCAGGTTGCTTATCAGGATGGTCGGGCGCATTTTCTCGTATCGCGTGTTGATGATTTCAAACAGGATCATCTTTTCAGAGTCAGAGCCGAACTGAACGCCAACCTCATCGATGATTAGCAGGTCTGGCGCGGTATACGTCGCTATGACTTCCGCTTCCGTCATTGTTGCCGTCTTGCTCCATGTTGACTTGAAGTTTCTGGCAACGCGTAGCGCAGTCGTAAACAGCGCTGAGTCCTGATGTTCGCGGATCACATGTTTAGCAATAGCCAGTGCCAGGTGATTCTTTCCAGTTCCCGGCTTACCGCACATCACCAGCCCGCCGCCCTGCTTCAGTCTCTCAGGCCATTTAGCTGCATACGCTTTGCAAACGTTCAAGCAACGCTTAGCCTCTGGATTGACCGGTTCGTAGTTTTCTAGCGTGCATGGTGCGAATCGCTCAGGAACCTCGAGTTCACGCAGCAGGTTATCGATTCTGCGCTGTTTGGCGCGTTCGTCTGTGGCCTGTTGCTCTGCCTTCAAGTGAGCCAGCTCTTCAGCCAAGCATTTGGGGCATGGTGACGGGTAAGATGACTCTTTCCGCAGCCCTACAAATCTCCGCGTTCTCTGTTCAAACTCACCATGCTTTTCACACACGGCAGTTGAGTAAGCGACAATGGTGTGCTCGATTTCGATTGCTGGCTTGGATAATTCATTGAGTCGCTTCTCAACGTTGATGATTTTTTCTATCAGGTTCATGGTTACTCCGCCCATGCTGGCATGTCTGTTTGCCCATAGTCTTTGCCGGAGAAGTTTTCCGGTGCCGATTTAGTAACGTGCTTGGTTGGTGCCTTGGGCTGCTTAGGGACAAATATCCCAACCCAGCCGCTAGCTATGCTCTGATTGATAATCTCTTCAGGCTGGTAGCCAATCTCACGGCTTTTCGTCAGAACGTTGATGGCCTGTGTGATCGTCTGCGAGGATTTAATCGTCTTGCCGATTTCTTTCCTGTAGCTAACCCATGACAGCCATGTATCCCTGCTAAGCCATTCAGGTATTTCGGCAGATGCAGCATCAAGCGATGTTTTCGGTTTCGCCTTGGGTTTAGGATTTGATTCTTGGGGGACTATAGGGGGTTTATTAATATTGTCTTTCTTGTCTTTTAAAGAATGTCTTTTGTGTGTCTCTAAACTGGAGACATCGATTGTCTCTAACTTGGAGACACATTTTGTCTCTGACTTAGAGACAAAGTTGCTAACTTGGAGACACTTGCTAAATTGCCACGCTGAAACCTCCTTGTTAACGCCGATTTTGTTTCCATCGAGTAACAGGCAATTCATTGAAAGCAGCTCTTTTTTTGCCTTATTTACGTTCTGTCGAGACAGCCCTGTAACCTGAGCAATTTGCTCATCGGCAATGCGATCTGTTTTCTTGTTGAAGCCATACGTTTTTCTAACGTAAGCCAGCATGACCTTCAACTGACGCGCTGTTAAATCTGCGCTTGCGATAGCTTCTAGCAGCTCGTTAGCGACTCTGGTATACCCATCATCGATATCTGCCACACGTTGCTCCACGACCTGCAAATCAGGTCTTATTGGGACTACGATTTGTTGAGCGAGGTTACTCATTAGCAACCTCCATACTGGTTGTTGATCCAGTAGTTGTCATGTATAATTACCTCCGTGAATTGATCCAGTACTAGAAAGTCATAGTGATCTGAGAGTCGTCAGCTGTTACCGCAGTTGGCGACTTTTTCTTTCCAATCGTTTTGTATAAGTCCTGCAATGCTCGCCCTATCGGACTCACCTCAGCAGCAATCCCTAAAGCACATATAACCGATGCTACGAAGCGCCAGTCAGTTCGGCTTAGCTTCGATTCATGACAGCCAATCATCTTTGCCATGCCTCGCTGGGTAAGCTGTGAGATACCAATAAGTACATCTGTTTCTGCACGATCAACATCGCGCGGGTTTAACTTGCTATGAGTTGCATGTTCCATTGATTAAAATTTCCGTGTTGAATAAGTAGTTAGAGCGGTTTACCTGCGGCGCGGACTTAGCCGGATGTCGCTAGGCGCACCTGTCCCGCTATAAGACTTCTGGTGCTGATAGGGCTGTTAAAGAGCGGTGTTACTTAAGCTGCTTGTTCTGGATGCGGGAACAAGTGCGGTAAATCAGGTCGAATTTCGTAAGCTTGAATTTTTCCACCAGTAGCATTCACAATGTGATTTACATGTTCTGGTGACACCTTCGCCTTGTTGTGAAGCCACTTATAAACTGACTGCTGAGTGAGACCGCATGCAGCGCCAAGTTTTTGTTGTGATCCAACCAAGGCAATGGCGGTTTTAATTACGTTGTTCATAACAACCTCCATTGTTTATCAAGATGAATAATAAAACCATAGTTGTTATTAGTCAACAACCCTGTTCGTTTGAATGATTACAACTTCGGTTGTAAAGTTGTGGGTATGAAAATGAATCTTGCAGAACGTCTGAAATTAGCCAGAAGAGAGGCGGGGCTCTCCCAAAAAAAATTGGGGGAGAGTGTTGGCGTATCTCAAGCGGCAATCCAAAAAATTGAAACAGGATTAGCTCAGAATTCGACAAAGCTAATTGATATTGCTGGTGTTTTAAAAGTCAGGCCTGAATGGCTATCATCTGGTATAGAACCAATGAAAGATGATGGCAAAAGTTCTGGTATTGTGTCTAAAATAGAAGATACAACTGGACGTATATACAGGGTTGATGTTTTGGACATTCAAGCTAGTGCTGGCCCCGGAACTTTCATGGTATCTGATTTTGTTGAGGTTATTCATGCTATTGAGTTTACCTCTGAGTATGCTCGCTCATTATTCGGAACCAGATCACAGGAAATAGTTCAGGTCATCACCGTAAGCGGCGATAGCATGGCACCTACAATCACCTCTGGCGATCGTGTGTTCGTAGATATATCTGTACGAAATTTTGAAACTGATGGTGTTTATGTTTTTGTCTTTGGTAATACTTTCCATATAAAAAGATTGCAGATGCAGGGGGATCGCCTTGCGGTACTATCCGATAATCCTGTGTATGAGAAATGGTATATAACAGATGAAAACCAGCATAAGTTTTATGTGATGGGGAAAGTATTAATCCATGAATCAATTAAATATTACAAAATTGGATGATTTTAGAAGATTTAAGTAACTGATAAGGATATGGATGTGAAGAGTTTTATCGCGGTTTCAGCAATTGTTCTGGCTCTTTCTGGGTGTGCAGGCCAGCAGCCACCAAGCCAAGCCCAACTATCAGCAGCTAGTTATGGTGAGCTTCCAGCTAATTACCAAGATCAAATAAAAAGCCATTTCAATGCCACACTAAAAGACCCGTTTAGTGCGCAGTATACTTTTTTGCCTACATTTAAAGGATATTCGCAAGACGGGGCGTGGTCTCCATCTGGAGGGAAGTCCTATTTTGGATGGGTAGCCCCAGTTCTGGTTAACGCTAAAAATAGCTATGGTGGATACACTGGAAACCAGAAGTATACCTTCCTCTTTTCTGGCGGAACCTTGTATGACGTTACAGTAAACGATAACTTTGGCAGGGTTAAACCTGTAAAATAATAGCTTAAGGTATGACGGGCTATTCCCTGCATACCTTTTTTGTTCTTCTTGCTTTGATACGTATTTCCCCCACAAAGAAGATATTTTCAGCCTAAACCTATCCATTTCGTTGCCCTCTACTACCTCCTAGAAGAATCACAACCTCTAACCAGCCTAATAAAAACGATCATTTCAAAAGTTAATACTCTGAAGTCTCACCAATTTCTCCTCACAAACTTCCCAAACACAACAAAAACCCCATAAATAAATCAAATAAAAACAACCAAATAAAACAAAAATCGTTTCATAACGTCAAATAAAACAACTATCGTTGTTGACACAATAACAACTATGGTTTTAAATACATTCATCAACACGGCAGGACGCACTACCCAACAGGAAGTTGGATGCTCTTTAACATCGATATCAGCGCTAAATGAGTTTCATGTACCAGGCGCGCCTAGATCGGAACGGACTAACTCTCTTTCCGGCAGGTAAACATGAACTTGTTTGCTTTGGGGTGTGGTGAATGCGCAGGCTGATGCGCGACCAATGTATAAACAGCGCCCATGGCTAGCCGTAACCAACCGGCGCCTCAAGACAGAGTCAGTGGTAGTGCGGGCGCTCTAACCACTAATCCGGAGATCAGCACCGGCCACCACACCACCAAAGCAAATAACAGGAGACAGCTATGACAATGGCAAAAGTACGTGCAAAGGTCGCAGCTAGAAAGATTCAGGCGATCGCTGGTCGTAAGGCTGAAGACAGAACAGTAAAAGCACTATCCCTACCGACACCAGTTGTTAGAGGTGAAGAAGAGGTAACCGGTTCGTGCTGCCTGCCACAGGTAGCAATATTCGCAGCAGGACACCGTAAGAGTGAGAGCGTTACAGCTCGCTAAGGATCTGGATATGAAAACAGCACATTATTACGCAAGCCGCTCTCAGAAGTTTCTTGTCGTCGGCGTTGATGGCCGACAGACGGAAGAACGCTACGAGGTTGGCAGCAAATCAGAAGCTCGGAAGCTGGCGAAAGAGTTGTCAGCTAAACCATGGAATTTTTGATTAGTTTTACAGTGCGTCACAAAACTTACGCATTAATTAGTATGTGCAAGGTCGCTACGGCGGCCTTTTTTATACCCGAATTTCAGGCAAAAAAAATCCCGACTTGAGCGGGGGTGGCAAGTTCAAGTCGGGAAAGCTCATATGTCCGTATATGACAAGTCAAAGTTCACATATAACTTCACTTCTTTGGCAGAGAAACAATCATACCAACTAATCTCCCCACCGATTTTGTGCTTATGCCGAACGTTCAGAAAGCGTTGATATACCCCATCTAAACAAACTAATTCATCGCAAAGCGTAGGCGTTTTGCAATGAAACCAACTGAGGATAAATGACGTGAGTGAAGCGACGGATTTAACAGTTATCGAAATAAAACCGGAACAAGCTCCGGTTCTGTTCTCACCAAATGGGCTTGATGCTTTTCTTGAGCAAATCAAACAAGCTGTAAACGAAGTCCCTGACCTGAGTACAGATAAAGGCCGAAAACGCATAGCGTCTCTGGCAGCTCAGGTATCACGTAGCAAGACAGCAATAGAAAAACCCGGGCGTGAGTACCTAAAGCGTTTAAAAGCAGCCGTTAAGCCCGCTGAACAAGAAATTAAGCGGTTTGTTGATGAGTGTGACGCACTGCGAGATGCCACTCGACAGCCTCTTACTGAATGGGAAGCTGAGCAGGAGCGCATTGCAGCAGAGAAAGCCTCAGAAGAAGAGCGCCTGCGTATTGAAGCTGAAGAAAAGGCAGCACTAGAGGCATTGAAAAAGCAATTCGATGCAGACCACGAAATCGCCCTACTCCTGAATGAGAAATTCGACCGCGATGCAGCAGAAGCCAAAGCCGAAGCAGAACGCCAGCGAATTGCTCATGAAGAAGAGTTAAAGCGGCAAGCGGCCGAGCAAGCCAAACGCGAAGCAGACGAAGCGGCAAAGCGTGAAATCGAAGCGGCTGCGGCTAGAGAGCGCGAAGCGACATTAGCTAAAGAACGTGTCGAGCGTGAAGCCAAAGAGTTGGCAGAGAAAGCGGAGCGCGACCGCATAGAAGCTGAGCAACGAGCCGAACGCGAAAGGAAAGAAGCCGCTGAGCGTGCTGAACGTGAAAAGCAGGAAGCTATTGCCGAAGAGCAACGAAAAGCTCACGAAGAAGCAGAGAGAATTAAGCGTGAAAACGAGCAGAAGGAACAGGCTCGATTAGCCGAAGAAAAGCGCATCAAGGATGAAGAAGCTCGCCGCGCCGCAGATGAAAATCATCGCAAAGTTATTGGTACTGCCGTTGTTAATGGCTTGATAGCTCACGCTGGATTATCTCGTGAAGATGCTATCGCTGCATTTGTCGCACTGAAAGAAAACTTAATCCCGCACGTAACCATCAACTACTAATCAAATTAAAAGCAATTACAGGAGCTACCCATGATGAATTATGCCATCGCGGGCGGCGCTCTCATGGGCGCTTCTCAGATTACCGAATCACAACTAGACCGCATCGTTCGTATCGTCACTCAATTCTTCTCACCACTCTGGAGCAAATAACTATGACTGATTTCATGAGAGAACCACGCCGAATCCAAGCGGTGAGAGCTTGTCGATTTCTGCGCTGGGTTAAACGACTTCCGGTAGTTAAGCACTTATTCATCAAAGGTGATCCGCTATGAATGCATCAGTGATTATCGAGCTAAATAAAATCATCAGCGGCTTTAGCGAACAGACCAGTGAATTAGTTCTCCAGCAGGCCGAGGCGTGGGAAAAAGAAACAAAGCAGTATCACATCATCAAAGCATTAAGCCATCTATCAGGGCTATCACACGAAGCATTAGAACTAGCTCTTGAACACGGCGACAATCCAGAAATATTAGCCACCGCCCTATTCTCTATTCTCCAATCAGCAAGCCAGTACCAAACAGCCATCGAGCTTAAACACATGCAGGAGGCAGCATGAGTAACCAGCAGGTTATTAATCAGGTATATGGCCTGATTAACCCTCTTCAGCCTGAGTTCGAGCAGATTTGCTCTGAACCATCAATCAGCTTTAAGCGAGAGTCAGAATTTGCCATGCAGATTTTCGCTAACAATGACTATCTGGCTGGGGTCGCGATTAATAGTCCTGTCACGACATGTAGTGCAATAAAAAACGTTGCTGCTATCGGTATCACACTAAACCCAGCACAAAAGCTTGCTTATCTGGTACCGCGCAAAGGTCGTATATGTCTGGATATTAGCTATATGGGGCTGATGCATATAGCCCAGCAGTCAGGTGCTATCAAGTGGTGCCAGTCATCAATCGTCCGCAAAAATGACAAATTCATGCGGACAGCAATCGATAGGCCACCGGTTCATGAGTTTAACGAGTTCGGAACGACTGAAGAGCGCGGAGAAATTGTTGGGGCCTACTGTGTAGTTAAAACTGACGATGGCGATTATCTGACACACACAATGCGAATCGCGGACATCTTCGCTATACGTGATCGTTCTGAAGGTTTTAAGTCTGGTAAGTCCTCTCCATGGAGAACCGATGAAGAGCAGATGATCCTCAAGACCGTAGTCAAACAGGCTGCAAAATACTGGCCACGCCGCGAGCGCCTTGATGCTGCAATCGACTATGTGAACACAGACGGCGGTGAAGGTATCAATTTCAAGGAAGAACGACCTGAGAAAGATATCACGCCTGTCTCTGACGAGTCGGTGAAAGCAATTACGGATCTGCTTATCAAGATGAATAAGAACTGGGATGACGACCTTTTGCCATTATGCGCAACTATCTTCCGCCGTCCATTCTCAAACGCAACCGAACTAAGCGAGCTAGAGGCTCACAAGGTTATCGATTTCCTTAATAAAAAGGCGGCCGCATGATTTCTCCTGAATTAATTCTACAGCGCACAGGGATTGATGTGCTAACCGCTGAGCAAGGTGGTGAGGAATGGAAGGCCTTGCGACTTGGAGTGATCACTGCATCTCGAGCCCATGCCGTTTTAGCAACAGGACGCGGCGGTAAAGGATGGGGAGAAAAGAAGAAAAGCTATCTAATGGAATTAGTCGCCGAGGTCTGTACTGGTCAATCACCAGAGATTTTCGGTAAGCCACTTGAATGGGGTACTGAGCACGAGGCCGAAGCCAGAACCTTATTCGAGTTTATGGCAGGGAAAAATGTTAGCACTGAAAACATCATGTTCAAGGATGAAACATTGCGCACCGCGGCTAGCCCTGATGGGATTTGCTCTGATGGCTACGGCCTAGAGATAAAGTGTCCGTTCACCACCACTGTATATCTCGATTTCAGAGTGAATGGCGTTATCAAACCGGAATACATCGCCCAATGCCAATACAGCATGTGGGTAACAGGCACAAGCGGTTGGTATTTTGCGAATTATGACCCACGCATGAAACGTGAAGGTCTTCACTATGTGTTGCTTGAACGTGATCAGGAAACCATGACCCAGTTTGATGAGATGGTTCCAGAGTTCATTGAGGCAATGGATTCTGTTTTGTCTGACCTAGGCTTCCAGTTCGGAGAGCAATGGAAGGTGTAAATGCGCCGATTAGCATTCTACCGGCGGCCTCATAACTCCACAGGGTTCAAGGAAAGCGTAGTTAGGATGCTCGGGAAAAGGCCAACGACAGGATCAGAGTTAGCTGAGCATTTTGGAATGAGGTTGCCTGAATTCAATAAAAAGATTTACCAAGTCCTCATAGACACCAAAGTTGTGAAAGTCGTAGCCACGGAATGGGCTGAGAAAGAAGGAATCAGGGACCGAATATATTCAATAGAGCGAAAAGCAAAACGACTCATCCCACCCCGACCAAAGAAAACAATCCCCATCAGTCTCAAGTCATTAGATTCAATAACAAACGGAATGAAGCAAAAGCATATCGACGCCGCTAAGCGCCGAGCAAAACTTATTGCATCTGGTGAATACAGAGACTGGATGGGTTAGGAGATATTCATGAACAACCTACCAATAGAGACATACGAATCAGTAGTTCAGCAGCGTGATTCGCTGGCTGTTGAGAATTTGGCGATGAAGGCAGTATTTCATGCCACAGATATCCCATCCGAGTGGACAGATGTATTTGGAGATACCGAGGTAATTAATCATGACTCAGTAGGAGATGACGATGGGCATTCGTTCTCGTGTGTTGGAAATAGCGAGGAGGTTATCAAAGCAGTTCTTATTGCTGCTTATAACTGCGTCAAAACCCCAGTCACCGACGAATTCACAAGAGAGCTAATGGCAAAATGTGTTGATAGGCTACTTACAGAATCATTCAGAGAAGAGATCGCAGGGGCTTTAGCTGACTTCGACGGCATGGATGAAAAATCGCTTCAAACGCTAATTTGGAGTGGTCAACCCCCAGAACCAGATGGTGATGTGTGGTGCGTTGAATACATGACTCGCGCCGCAGCAATCCAGAGCAAGATTCGTGATTTCGCCGCCCAGCTTCGCAAGGAGATTAATGATGCACAGTAACAGCAAAGAGCGCGGCATGACTTTTAATGCGGAAATGGTGCGCGCCATTCTGTCAGGACAGAAAACGCAGACGCGGCGGATTGTTAAGAATCAGCGCGAAGGAGATTGCTGGAGCGTAAAACCAGCTGAAGTTCAGCTTTGCGCTAGACATACGCATGACTGGTGGTTGCCAACTGGCACGAAACCATATTCATCGCTTCCAGCGTGCCATCACGGCAATGTTGGCGACCGTATCTGGGTACGGGAGACGTGGGGTGTCGTAAGTCACGAACTAGATGAAGATGGTCGCATTCAGCCATGGAACCCTGACCGTCCTGCTACAGCAATTCAAGAAATGCCGTTTGGCAATGGTTATTACTCTGGCCACGCCATTTACGCAGCTGATGGTGATTTTACTTGGGGTGATGATGATGGATATGAAGATGGACGGTCGTGCTGGAAGCCATCTATCCACATGCCAAGAGCAGCTAGTCGCATATTACTGGAAATAACCGGCGTTCGCGTAGAGCGATTAAACGATATCAGTGAAGACGATGCTCGCTCTGAGGGGGTAATGCCAAAGTCTCTCCCAGCAGAAAAATTAGTTGGTGGGAAACTGGCGTTTGCAGAGCTTTGGGCGTCCATCTATGGATATGAAAACTGGCAGGCCAATCCGTGGGTTTGGGTAATCGAATTTAAGCGTGTGCAGGAGCAGAGCAATGACTAAGTTAACGCAAAAGCACACTGATTTACTCTGCCACTCTCTCGGAATCAATGAGCACCAACGCAAGCCGTACCGTAATCATTTCCTTGCTGGCGATGGCCATAGCGATAACGCGGCGCTTATCGAGCTTGTTGAAACTGGATTTATGACCTCTCAAGCAGCCCCTCAGATGTGGGGAGTCGGGACTGTTTATGTTGTTACGGATGCTGGCAAACAAATTGCGATCGATAGTTTGCCGGAACCAAAAAAGCTAACAAAGGCGCAGGCCAGATATCAGGATTACTTAGATGTTGACGACTGCTATCACGACTTTGCGGCGTTTCTTGGCTTTCGACCTCCAGAACGCGAATACGGGAATTCATGGCAAAACAGCGGCCTGATTCGTTTTCGTAGCCCGCGCGCAACTGGAAAATGGTGCAAAACAGTTAAAGAAGCTAAAGCAAGCTACAAAGCTGCGATGAAAGCGAATAAAGAATCATGTAAGGAGTGGTCGTATGTCTGAGTTAACAACTGAGCGTTTAGAGAAAAAAATCAAAAGCTGCATCGAAATTGAAAATTGCGAAGTCATGATGCCGCTTAGCGCAGCGCAAGAGTTACTTGAATCGCGCCGCATTCTCGAAGGACTTGATCAACCGGCAATAGACGGAGGCTGGACGGCCCGAGGTATCAGTGAGTATGCAAAAGAGCTTGAGGCAAAGCTTTTAGCATACGAGCAAGCAGCTAAGAATGAAGTAGCCCTTCCTGAAGCACTCAAGTATGCAGAAATTTATGGTAGAGCATTTATTTGCGTTGATAGAAGCGGCTCTGTTCATGCTGTAGACCCATCACAGATAACACTCACTATTTTGAACGAGCCAGCACCGGTATTACCTAAACAGCCTGAGCCCGAATCAATAATATGCTGGTCATGCAAAAAGACAATCACACTAACGCAACGTGCCGAAGCTGATGGCTTTTGTCCGCTTTGTGATGCTGAGATTGAGCTGGAACCCGCACAACCTGTAATACCAGAACAGCCACATCGTATCAGCGACGATGATTTAGTTGCAGTTCCGCGCAGCATCCTTGCTTGCGCTGGGTTTGCACTCAGAAACCCCCAACTGAAAGATGGGAACGTGTATGCAGAGTTAAGAACCTACCGCTTTGCTCCCGCCATCACAGCACAACCTGTAAGCGAGCCTTACAGTCTGCCTTCTGGGTGGATGCTGGTTCCTGAAGAGGCAACTATAGCCATGCTCACTCTTCTTGGGCTGACGGGGAGCTTCGATTTTATGCAGCAGTGCTACAAAAACATGCTTGCTGCCACCCCAGCACAGGAGAGCGAATAACATGGATAAGACGATTTTAGACATGTGCTGCGGCTCTCGCATGTTCTGGTTCGATAAGCAAAACCCTGATGTGATGTTTTGCGATATTCGCAGTGAAAGCCATACGCTTTGCGACGGCCGCAATCTGGAAATTAAGCCAGATATGATCGCTGACTTTCGCCATCTGCCTTTTGCTGATGAGTCATTCAACGTGGTTGTCTTTGATCCACCACACCTAGTGCGTGCCGGTGAAAACGGCTGGCAGCGTAAAAAGTACGGCGCGCTAAACAAAGAAACATGGCGCGATGATTTAGAAATGGGATTTCACGAAGCCTTTCGTGTGCTGCGCGGCCACGGCACATTAATTTTTAAATGGAACGAAACGCAAATTCCCGTAAGCCAAATTTTGGCACTAACTAATCATAAGCCAGCGTTCGGGCATCCGGTCGGAAAGCGCGCGAATACACATTGGATGTGTTTCGTTAAAGCGCCTACAGCACAGGAGCAGAAATAGATGGCGAAAACAGCGGCAGAGCGCAAAGCGGCACAACGCGAACGCCAGCGTAATGCTGGTGTAACTAAGTTTGAGCTGCTGTTAGATAGCCAAGAGCTGGATATGTTGCAGCGTAACTGCGCGCTGCGTCGCCCTGGTCGTGAGCCATATGATGTTGTTGAATATCTTCAGTTGCTCATACGTAAAGACGACGGTGAGTTACGCAAAAAGATTGAAGACCTGAGTAAGCGTAAGTGTGGGAGATGCGGCGAACAGCTGCCAGTGGCAGAGTGCTGTCTGTCAGAAGAGTATAAGTGCTGGGTTAATCACGGGTGGCACGAATTAAAAATAAATACGTAGTGACATGTCACGACATGCGAAATAACAACAGTAGCCGCCGACTATGGCGGCTTTGTTTTGCATGATAGTATTACCGTAATGGTAACTTTTACTTTAATGGTAATTATTTTCGCTATGGTAAAACGTAAATCTACTCAATTTAGACCGATTACAGATATGGCGGAGCGGTATTGTCAGGAGTATGTGAAGACGCCGGACAATCAGGCAGAGGCCGCAAAGCGTGCTGGCTATGCATCACCCGACAACGCTGCTAGCAGGATGATGAAAGACGAACGTATCCAAAAACGAATTACTGAACTGATGACCGAGCGCAATAAACGTCTGCGTGTCAGCGCTGATTACGTGCTCATGCGGCTGGTGGAAATCGATCAGATGGATGTACTGGATATCTTGAACGACGATGGCACCCTGAAGCCGATCCGCGATTGGCCTAAGATATGGCGTACCACGCTAAGTGGGTTCGATCTTTCATCAACAATTATGAATATGAACGAGGATTCGATAGAGACTATCCTCAAAAAAATCAAATGGCCTGACAAGGTGAAGAACCTCGAGCTAATCGGCAAGCACGTCGACGTCAATGCGTTCAAAGAGCGGCTTGAGGTTAACGTGAACGTGAGTATTGCCAACCGCATGGCGGCGGCACGCAAGCGCGCGCAAGGGCGAGGCGGTAACGATGAGTGATAACCATGATGTTGAGTTAGAGCTTATCGACGATATAGCCAGCTTTACGCACGATCCTCTTGGCTATGCGCTGTACGCATTTCCATGGGGCGAAGAAGGAACTGAGCTGGCACACGCTACCGGCCCCCGTAAGTGGCAGGCCGAAGCATTCGAGGAAATAGGTAAGCATCTCCGCAATCCAAAGACCAGGCATCAACCAATCATGCTTGCGCGTGCATCAGGCCACGGCATCGGTAAATCTGCATTCATATCGATGCTTATCAACTGGGGTATGGCCACATGCGAAGATTGCAAAGTGGTGGTGACCGCAAACACTGACAACCAGTTACGCACGAAAACATGGCCTGAAATTATTAAGTGGTCAAGCTTAGCCATTACCAAAGACTGGTTTTCTACCACCGCAACGGCTATGTACAGCACAGAGAAAGAACATGATAAGCGCTGGCGCGCTGATGCTATCCCATGGAGCGAGCACAATACAGAGGCATTTGCTGGACTGCACAACGAGCGTAAGCGCATCATTCTGATATTCGATGAAGCCTCAAACATTGCCGATCTGGTGTGGGAGGTTGCCGAGGGTGCGCTGACCGATGAAGACACCGAGATTATCTGGGTGGCGTTCGGTAACCCGACGCGAAATACTGGCCGTTTCCGTGAATGTTTCCGCAAGTATAAGCACCGTTGGAAGACTGCGCAGATCGACAGCCGAACAGTTGAAGGCACGAACAAAGAGCAGTTGCAAAAGTGGGTTGATGACTACGGCGAGGACAGCGATTTTGTGAAGGTTCGTGTGCGCGGGATATTCCCTGATGCATCTGAGAACCAGTTTATTCCGTCTGGACTGACACAACCGGCGGTTGGCAGGGTGATAACTCCTGCTCAGGTTCAGCACGCTGCTGTAGTTATTGGCGTCGATCCGTCTCACCAAGGAAAAGACCCAGCTGTTATTTACCTCCGTCAGGGTTTGCATTGTAAAAAATTAGGGGAATGGCAGAGAACTACAGATGACGTATGGTTTGCTAAAGTGATCGCTGATTTTGAGGACCAGTATCAGGCTGATGCAGTATTCATAGACTACGGATACGGCACAGGACTGAAGTCAGTTGGTGATAACTGGGGGCGAACATGGACACTAATTCAATTTGGCAGCGGCACATCTGATCCAGAAATGGGTAACAAGCGCGGTGAGATGTACAAGTCTGCACGTGATGCTCTGAAGTTGGGGGCGCAACTGGATAGCCAGAACCTTGCCGATGAATTGAGTGCACCTGAATACAAAGTTCGCCTGAAGGATAGTAGGAAGATTTTGCAGGACAAGGATGAGGTAAAAGAATTACTTGGCCGTTCGCCAAACGATGCTGACGCATATGTTCTTACCTACGCGTTCCCTGTAGTGAAGAAACAATTCAATTATGGACAGCAAATTCAGCAGGGTAAGGCCATTACGGAGTACGATCCGTATGCATGAAAAAGCCCGCACATTGGCGGGCTGATAGCGATGTGTAACGGCATTATTTCATTGCGCTATATTTTATAGTCCCTGCTCCGATGAAAGGCGAATCCCCAATGCAAAAAAGAGACTGCTTAAAAGTAATTTTATCGAAAGCGGCGTTGATAGTTTCAGCGATAGATTCGGCGTTACTTTTATCCCATATACCCTGTTGGATAAGCGCCTCATGGAGGCACTGAAGCTTCATGTAGTAAAAATGCTCACGGCTATTGTCTTCTGCGGCTATTTCTTTTGTCGTACATGCATGGGTATCAATATTTTTCCGCATCTGCTCCAGTGAAATCACTGCATCACTATAATCCTGAGATGTTACCCCAGTACCTGCATCTTCAGCGACAGGAAGTCCTGCTAATTGTTCGCTTACAATTTGTATATTAACAAGCTCGTCAGCGCGCATAACACCGTAAAAAGAACCATCACAACACTGAACAATGCGTATAAATCTCGATGGCCATCCAGCAAGACATTGGGCTAATAATTCTGCTGTTTTCATAATTCTCACCTTAAAAATAAGTAAGCGGGATTGCTCACAGCAGATACTCAGTGAATACCTGCGATGTGCATTACTCGCCACGGGCTTTTAGCATTGCGTCTGCCATTCGGTAGTAAAGCTGCGCTCTCTTAATTAAAAGTTCTTCATCAATATCACAAGGGAATGCGCCGATGTCTTCGCTATCTTGAGCAGCCCAATCACCGGACATCGCCTTGGCTGCGAAGTAGTCGCGCATAGACATTCCTTCCTGCCCCAGAGAACCGTCATCACCATTACACTGATAGTCTTCCCTTGGGAATGCAGGTCCGCCGTTACCACCTTTCATATCTATCTCCATTCAGGTTTTAAAATCGTCTACATAAACACGTTCCGCATAGTGTTTATTACCCATAAGGTAATAATTAATCATTTGTCTGTCAATAAACTACGCCAAATAATCCTTATGTGGTTAAATTGGTAATAAATTGATTGACCAATGGGTGAGCATATGTGCATGGGAAGTACTCCTTCAGTACCGGCAGCGCCAGAGATTCAGGCAGCGCCGCAAGAACAAGACGCAGCTGTAACCTCCGCTCGAGATGATGAAGAACGCCGCCGCCGTGCAGCCGCAGGGCGAAGCTCTACAATCTTGACTGGTTCTCAGGGGGATACCTCAACGGCAACCACCAGCGGTAAAACGCTGCTTGGTCAGTAAGGGATATTGAATGGCTGCGGAAACTCTGAAGGAAAGGCTGACAAAGCAACTCGGTCAACTTGAGACCGAGCGTGATTCTTTCGAACCGCACTGGCGCGATCTGAGCGACTTTATCAATCCGCGCGGCTCCCGCTTCCTAACTTCTGATGTTAACCGTGGCGACCGCCGCAATACCAAGATTGTTGACCCGACTGCGAGTATGGCGAACCGCACGCTATCCAGCGGCATGATGTCGGGCATCACAAGTCCGGCGCGTCCATGGTTCCGCCTTGCCACTCCAGATCCGGCAATGATGAATTACGGGCCGGTAAAGCAATGGTTGGAAGTTGTGCAGAATCGCATGAACGATATGTTCAACAAGTCGAACCTGTATCAATCACTGCCAATTATGTATAGCAGCCTTGGTACATACGGCACCGCAGCGATGGCCGTACTCGAAGACAGCGAAGATATTATCCGTACCTATCCTTTCCCTCTCGGTAGCTTCTACATCGCAAATAGTCCGCGCCTAAGTGTTGATACCGCTTATCGAAAATTCTCCATGACCGTTCGTCAACTGGTTATGGAGTTCGGCATTGATAAGGTGAGCAGTAGCGTCAAAGGCATGTGGGAAAGCGGAACATACGAAAAGTGGATTGATGTTGTCCATGCTGTTTACCCGAACATGGACCGTGATACCGGCAAGCTCGACGCCAAAAACAAACGAGTTAAATCTGTTTATTATGAAGAAGGTGGCGACAGCGATAAGGTTTTGCGTGAATCAGGCTTTGATGATTTCCCTATTCTGGCTCCGCGGTGGGAAGTGAATGGCGAGGACGTTTACGGATCTTCATGCCCCGGTATGCTTGCACTTGGTCAGGTTAAAGCGTTGCAGCTTGAGCAGAGACGTAAAAGCCAGCTCATCGACAAAGCAACAAACCCTCCAATGGTTGGGCCATCTTCACTGAAGAACCAGCGCGTTTCTCTTTTGCCTGGTGACATCACTTATATCGATCAGATGAGTTCACAGGATGGCTTCAAGCCTGCTTATCTGGTCAATCCGAATACTGCCGATCTGCTGGCTGATATTCAGGACACCCGCAGCATTATCAATAGCTCCTATTTTGTTGATTTGTTCATGATGCTTCAGAACGTCAATACACGCTCAATGCCAGTCGAAGCAGTGATTGAGATGAAGGAAGAGAAGTTACTGATGCTTGGGCCGGTGCTAGAGCGCCTGAACGACGAATTCCTTGATCCGCTTATCGACCGTGCTTTCTCCATCATGGTTAGCAAAAACCTTCTTCCGCAACCGCCTGATGTAATGCAGGGAATGCCGCTGCGTATTGAATACATTTCCGTTATGGCGCAAGCACAAAAATCTATTGGCCTTGGCAGCCTTGAGCGCTTTGTTGGGTTCGTAGGTGGACTGGCACAAGCCAAGCCAGAGGCGCTGGACAAAATCAATGTCGATCAGGCGATTGATAGCTACGCGGAAATGTCAGGCGTATCACCAACGGTTGTTGTCCCTGCAGAGGATGTGCAGCAAATCCGCGAGGATCGCCAACAACAAATTCAGCAGCAGCAGGCAATGCAAATGGGAATGGCAGCAGCGCAGGGAGCTAAGACGCTCAGCGAAGCTCAAACCGCCGATCCTAGTGTCTTGTCTGCTATGGCAGGAGGGGCTGCACAGTGACCGATTACGAAGACGATCATCGAGCCTTAATTGAGGCAGTCGCCAAAGAGCGAAAACAACGCGACGACAATGATATCAAGCATGTTATGTCCAGTGAACATGGCCGCCGTGTCGTATGGGATCTGTTGGTAAGCGGGAAGGTTTTTGCTTCAACGTTCACCGCCGATGCGCAGGTTTCTGCTTTCAACGAAGGGCAACGCAATCTTGCTTTGAGTCTGTTTAGCAAGGTTATGGCCGTTTGTCCTGACCTGTATTTAACGATGGCTGATGAGGCCAGCAAGGATAACTAAATGGCACAAACACAGAAACAACGGGTCGTTCGTCTGGATGGTGCAAGCCAGATTGTTGAGGTACCAGATCCAGCACCAGCAGTTATTGGCGCTCCTACCACAACAAATTACGGTGGCGTAAAGCTTGGGGCATCCATTGCTGCACCGGCTGCCGCTACTGCAACAGCAGATACTGCATCATCTGCAACTGATGTTGCTGGTCTGGTAACTGACCATAACGACCTAGTCACCAAATATAACGCATTGCTGTCTGATACAGCTGCTTTGCGGACCACTCTATCTGCTGTGCTTGCACAGTTAAAAGCAAAAACCATTCCGGTTTAACGGAGAAAACGAATGAACTTGTTTGAACGTCTCATGTTCAGCCGATTGTGCCATGAGCAAGCTAGTGATGGCGGCGTAGCTCCGGCAGCATCAGAACCAGCGCAATCCACACCACCAGCAGCACAACCTGCTGAAAATTCTACGCAGGATAATCCTGTCGAAGGTGCTGAGAATCCAACTGGTGCAGAGAAGGAACCGGATAAGGAAGGCGATAAACCTGTCGATGAAAAGCCTAAAGAAGGTGACGACAAAAATAAAGAGCCAGAAGGCGCGCCGGAAAAATATGAGTTTAAGGCAGCTGAAGGTCAGCAGCTTGACGAAGCAGCGCTGAAAGAATTTGAGCCTATTGCGCGTGAACTAAACCTGAATCAGGAGCAGGCACAAAAGTTTGTTGACCTCTACGCATCGAAGATCGTGCCGCAGTTACAGCAGCAACAGATCGAACAGTGGACAAAGCAAACTGAGCAGTGGGCAGTCGATGCCAAGGCTGACAAAGAGATTGGCGGCGACAACATGACGGCGAATATCGGTCTGGCGCAGAAAGCATTCGACCAGTTCGGTAGTCCTGAACTTAAAGAGTACCTGAATACAACCGGTCTTGGTAACCATCCGGAAATCATTCGGGCGTTCATGAAGGTGGGCAAGTCCATGTCTGAAGACAGCATGGTCATGACCAATAATACAGGCCAGCGTAGTGCGGCCGAAGTTTTGTACGGCAAATAAGAGGATAGAAATATGGCTGTTAAAGGCACAGTTGCGCTAACACTGGCTGATTGGGGTAAGCGCGTAGACCCTAACGGGAAGATTGATAAGATTATTGAGCTTCTCGGTCAAACCAACCCGATCCTTCAGGACATGATGATTGTTGAAGGTAACCTTCCAACCGGTCACCGAACTACCATTCGTTCAGGATTGCCATCAGCAACTTGGCGTTTGCTCAACTATGGGGTTCAACCTAGCAAATCAACTACTGTTCAGGTTACTGATGGTGTTGGCATGCTGGAAACCTACGCTGAGATTGATAAATCTTTAGCTGATCTGAACGGTAATACTGCTGAATTCCGCTTATCTGAAGACCGTGCATTTATCGAAGCGATGAATCAGCAAATGGCACAGACTGTTTTCTATGGTGACTCTAGCGTTAACCCGCAGCAGTTTATGGGCTTGTCATCTCGCTATTCAAGTTTATCAGCAGGTAACGCCCAGAACATTATCGATGCTGGTGGCGCTGGTACTGATAATACCTCCATCTGGTTGGTTGTATGGGGTGAAAACACCGTTCATGGCATCTTCCCTAAGGGCCAGAAAGCAGGCTTGCAGATGCAGGATAAAGGGCAGCAAACCCTGAAAGATGAAAATAACGGTCAGTACGAAGGTTATCGCACCCATTATAAGTGGGATAACGGTCTGGTGCTGCGTGACTGGCGATACGTTGTCCGTATTGCAAACATCGATGTTAGCGATCTATCAGACCCAACAGCTGCAGCAAATATTGCGAAGCTAATGGTGAAAGCTCTCCATCGTATTCCTAACCGTGGGATGGGGCGTCCAGTGTTCTATATGAATCGTACTGTTGCCCAAGCACTTGATCTGCAATCGCTGGAAAAATCCTCTCTTGCGATCAGCGTGAAAGAAACCGAAGGCGAATGGTGGACTTCGTTCCGTGGTGTTCCTATCCGTGAAACTGACGCACTTCTCGAAACAGAAGCTCGTGTTGTTTAACGCCTGTCATTAACTCGTCTGCCATACGTGGCCGACAAATGGAGAGACAAATATGATCCTCGACAAACTGTTGATGTTCTCCGAAGCACAGGCGGTTACGGCTACTGCTGCTTCGACTGATGTAATTGATCTGGGGCCAATTGATGGTACTCGCCGCGATATTGGCGTGGGTTACCCTCTGGAGTTCTGGACTACCGTCAACACTACGGCCACCGCCTCAGGTGCCGCTACTGTTAACGTTCAGTTGCAGACCAGCCCTGATAATTCCACGTGGACTACCATCGCCAGCAGTGGCGATTTAGCACTATCTGCACTGGTAGCCGGTAAGCGCATCGTTTCACAGAAGGTTCCATCCGGCGTTCAGAAATATCTACGCGTTAACTATACCGTTGGCACTGGCCCACTTACTGCTGGCGCGTTTACTTCCGGTATCAACTTGGATGTGGATAACAACACTCCGTATCCAACTCGCTCAAAAATTACTGGTTAGGGAGAATTAAATGTCAGGGGAAAAAGCAAAGTACCGCGTGCTACGCCTCTCTCATATCCATAACCAGTTATGGGAAGAGGGATCTGAAGTTGAGTACGAAGGCGTGCCCGGTAGTGCTCTTGAGCCGCTAAATGATGCGGCTCAAAATGCGAAGGCAAAAGCTACAGGCGGAAAAGGTCCAGTCTTAGAAATTCCAAAGCTTGATGATGGCGAAGGTGCATTAAGTGATGATGGCGATATGGACAAGCTGCGTGAAGATTACGAAGCGCTGTTTAATGAAAAGCCACATCACAACGTCAAAGCAGAAACGCTCCGCGAGAAAATCGCGCAGAAACGTAAAGATCTGGGCGTGTAAGCCTCACTAATAAACAGGGGCTTCGGCCCCTTTCTCGTAGGAGCTGCATATGGAACTTATTAATTTAAAGACCGGCACCGACAGCTATCAGGATGAAAGCGGAAAGACCCAGACTCGCGATGATTATCCGTATGGTCTGTGTCTATACCTTGATAACGAAACGTTAGAGAAGTTGGGGGCTCAGCCGCAGAAAGTTGGCACTGAGGTGATGATTACTGCCAAAGCGGTCATTAAGTCCACGTCTGAACGTGAGCGTGAAGATGGTGTGTATCGCAGCGCTGACTTGCAGATCACCGACATGCTTGTTGCTCCAGTGGATGCAACTCAGCAGAAAAGCGCAGCAGACACACTGTATGGGAGTGCTGAGTAATGGCGTCTGTTATCGAGATCTGCAACATAGCCTTAAGCCGAATCGGTAACAGCCGATCCATTAATAGCCTTGAAGAGCAAAGCAAAGAGGCCAGCGCTTGCAGTCTGCATTATGAAGCATGCCGTGATGCAACTTTGAGCGATTTTCCATGGAACTTTGCCACTAAACGCATTGCACTTGCTGACACAGGAACTCCGCCTCCTGACTGGCAGTACGCCTACAGCTACCCGACAGATTGCAAACGTATCATCGAAATTATGGTTCCGGGCATACGTAATCCAACTTCAGCAATGCGCGTGCAGTATTTCACTGGTTCGGATGCCAACGGTACCGGAAAGTTGATTTATACCGATCAGCCCGAGGCTTGGCTGAAGTACGTGTCTCTCATCACTGATGTGAATATGTTTGATGATATTTTCCGCGATGCGCTGGCATGGCGTCTTGGCGGAGAGATCGCTATGCAACTGACGGGTAACGGCGACATGGGGAATATGTGCCGTCAGATGTACATGAGCGTCATCCTCAGCGCCGGATCTAGAAGCATGGATGAGTCTCAAGAACCACAGCAACCAGAAAGCGAATTTACCATGGCGAGGTTAGGCTGATATGGCTATGAGTTGGATCCAACCATCATTTGCTGGTGGAGAGATTGGCCCGTCACTGTATGGGCGTATAGACATGGCTAAGTACTCTGTCGCTCTGCGCAAGTGTCGTAATTTTCTGGTGCGTCAATATGGTGGGGTGGAGAATCGCCCTGGTACCAAGTTTATCGCAGCCACGAAAATATCAGATAAGAAATGCCGTCTGATCCCATTCCAGTTCTCTACAGTTCAGACTTATGCGCTGGAGTTCGGCGATAAGTATATGCGCGTCTATAAGGATGGCGGTCAGGTACTTGTTACAAATACCTCTAATATTTACGAATTGGCCACGCCATATGCTGAAGTCGATCTATTTCGTCTCAAATACACGCAGTCTGCTGATGTACTTACTATCGTTCATCCGTCCTATCCGCCTATGGAGCTACGCCGATACGCGCATGATAATTGGGAGTTGGTAGCTGTTGAAACGAAGAACGGGCCGTTTGAGGATATCAATGTTGATGAAACGATTACAGTCTACTCAAGCGGCAGTACCGGCACCGTAACAATTACCGCGAGCTCAGCTGTATTCGGCGCTGAGCAGGTGGGGAAACTATTCTACCTCGAGCAGCCAGCGGTTGACTCCGTTCCTGTCTGGGAAACAAGCAAGACCACTGTAGTTGATGATGTCCGCCGAGCTGACAGTAATTACTACCGCGCAAACACCGCTGGGAAAACCGGTACATTGCGACCATCCCATACTGAAGGTATGTCATGGGACGGCTGGAGTGGTGACTCTGGTGTTCAGTGGGAATACCTACATTCAGGGTTTGGTATTGCCAAAATAACCGCTGTGGGCGGTGATGGTAAAACTGCAACGGCAACAGTGATTTCCTATATCCCTTCGCAGGTTGTTGGTTCTGATCATGCTAGCTATAAGTGGGCAAGATACGCTTGGAATTCCGTCGGAGGTTATCCGGGGACAGTTGTTTACTACCAGCAACGCCTTTACTTTGCTGCATCCTCTGCATTCCCTCAAACTATCTGGGCAAGTCGTACCGGTGACTATAAAGATTTTGGGAAAAATAATCCGATTCAGGATGACGATCGGATTATCTATACGTATGCGGGGCGACAAGTTAACGAAATCAGACACCTTATCGATGTTGGATCGCTTGTTGCGCTTACTTCCAGTGGTGAATATGTCATTACCGGCGATCAGAATAAGGTGCTTACACCGAGCGCATTTTCTCTTAGTTCTCAAGGTTCCAATGGCTCCAGCAATATCCCACCTATCGCTGTAGCAAATATTGCCCTGTTCGTTCAGGAAAAGGGGAGTGCAGTTCGCGATCTTGCATACTCGTTTGATGTTGATGGATACCAAGGCAACGATCTGACCATCCTCGCTAATCACCTATTTACTAAGCATAGTCTTGTTGACTGGTCATTCTCAATCGTTCCGTATTCCATCGCATGGGCTATCCGCGACGACGGTGCGCTGTTGGCGCTGACCTACCTCCGAGAACAGCAGGTTTTTGCATGGGCGCCGCAGCCTTCAACTGGCAAATATGAGTCAACATGCTGCATAAGTGAAGGCGACGAAGACGCTGTGTACTTCGTTGTTAATCGCACAGTCAACGGTCAGACAAAGCGATACGTAGAGCGTCTTCAAACTCGTCAATTCACAAGCGATGAAGATGCTTTCTTTGTTGATTGCGGCCTGAGCTATGACGGACGCAATACCACCAGTCGAACAATAACAATTATTGGTGGATCTGGTGACTGGGATTATCGCAATAACTATACGCTGACTATCTCAGATTCAACGTATTTCACCAGTGGTGATATTGGCGCACAAATACAGCTCCCTTACTCCGAAACTGATGAATCTGGGGCGTTAGTAAATAAGCAGCTACGTTGTGACATCATTGATTTCATAGATGGGAATACGGTAACCATTCAGGCCAATCGTAATATCCCAGAACAGTTGCAAGGTGTGGCCACAACAAAATGGCGTATAGCTCGCCTAACGTTCAGCGGCCTTGGGCACCTTGAAGGGCAAGCAGTAAACGTGCTGTCAGATAGTAGTGTTGAACCACAAAAAATAGTTACCTCTGGTTCTGTAACACTTGAATCACCGGGTGCCGTCGTGCATATCGGTCTGCCAATTATTGCAGAGTTTGAAACGCTGGATATCAATATAAACGGTCAGGAAACACTATTGGATAAGAAGAAGCTGATGCCAACGGTGAGCCTGATTGTTAACGCCAGTCGCGGCATATTCGCAGGTACAGAAAAAGACAGGCTGTATGAATATCCGCAGCGAGAATTTGAGTTCTATGATGATCCAGTAGAGGACGCCACCGGCGTAGTTGAAATTAAGCTAGATACTGACTGGAGTAAAAACGGCCGCGTATACATCCGCCAGACCGATCCACTTCCACTATCTGTTTTAGCTGTCCTCCCTCGCTTTACGGTAGGGGGATTCTGATAGTGAAACCTTACATCGAACCGGCAACTGAAGAACATATTCAGGCCATTCTGCCAAATGTCCGCCAAGCTGATATTGATGAATTTATCGCGGCGTCAGGTCAGTCACCGGTTCAGGTACTGGAGCAGGCACTACGAGTATCTACTCGCGCATGGGCCGGTATAGCTGACGGCCATGTCATAAATATCTTCGGTGTTGCTCCAGCTTCGCTTCTGGGTGGCAAGGGTATCCCATGGATGGTTGGTTCAACTCATATCGATCAGCATAAGCGTGTATTCCTCAAAGGCTCACGCATTGTTCTTGCAGACATGCTCGACCTTTATCCTCACCTTGAAAACTACGTAGACCAGCGTAATCACATAGCTAAGTCTTGGCTGCATTGGTTAGGTTTTAAGCTTGAGGATCCAGCACCTTATGGCGTATTGGGCTACCCATTCCACCGTTTTCATATGGAGAAAAGCTAATGTGCGGACCAGTTGCAGTCGGAGTTGCCATGGTCGCGATGTCGGCTATGCAAGCTTATAGCCAGAACAAACAAGCCAAATATCAATCTGCAGTTGCTAACCAGAATGCGGATTTAGCTGAAGCACAGGCCGCCGATTCCATTAACCGTGGTAATGCTCAAGCGGCACAAGTTCGAAACCGAAATAGGCAGGCCGCAGGTACGCAGGCAGCAACAATGGGGGCCACCGGTGCTGATATGAGTACCGGTAATGCTCTGGATATATTCGGTGATACGGCTCAGTACGGTGAGCTAGATGCTCTAACTACAGTGAACAATGCTCAACGCGAAGCTTACGGTTATCAGGTGCAAGCTACGAACGCAAGAGCACAGGCTAATGCAGCAGAATCCGCAGGCCGTAATGCTGTAACAATGACTTTATTGACCGCTCCACTTAAAGCTTATGGCGCTTATCAAATGTCTGGTGGCACTTGGAGCCCGTTTACACAGACGCAAGCCGCACCAATAACTGCCGCTGTTGGTACGCCGACAGGTAGATAAGGAGGATTTATGCCAGTAGTTCCAACAGTACAGGGGCGTCAGGTTCAGAGCCAAGGTGTTTCTACCGGTGGTTTCAATATCCAACCTCAGTCCGATCTAATGGAGGGAATGGCTAAAGTTGGTGAGCAATATATTGGCGCATTCGGTGAAGCAAAGCAGCGAGCTAATGTGGCAATGGCCCAAGATGCCTCCCTGCAGTTAAGCCAACGTGCCAGCGTGTTGATGAATGACCCACAGAAGGGGCTGCTTAACCTTCAGGGGAAAAATGCCATAGGCAAGGGCGTTGAGTACACGACAGCTTTTGACCAAGCAGCGGAGGAGATTAGCGCAACGCTGCCTGATGATGCAGCGCGCCAGTCATTTATGCAGCAAGCACAACAGCAGCGTATTCAGTTTACTACCCAAGCTGGTCGCCATGAGATTGGGCAGGTTAAACAGTATGAGGCAGGGATGCAGCAGGGTACGCTTAGCTCCCTTACTCAGCAGGCCATTTCCAACCCTGACATGTTTAACCAGTCCGCAATGAATGCATACCAGTCGATAATTTCCTATGGAAAAGCCCACGGCCAGAGTGAGCAGGAGATCGAGGGGAGCTGGGTGCAGTGGCGCGAGCAGGCTGGGAAACAGGCCACAGATGCTATTTACACCGCACTGTACCAGAGAAAAATGGGACCTGATGGAAAAATTGATGTCACTAATTCGGCATCAGAAGGTCAATTATTTTCCTCGATGATTTGGCATGAGAGCGGTGGCAACCAGTTTGGTAAAGATGGTGGTCCTCTGGTGTCGCCGAAAGGTGCGGCTGGTGTGGCGCAGATAATGGAAGGCACTGGTCCTGAAGCCGCTCGATTAGCTGGCGTTACGTGGGATCGTGATAAATGGCTGAATGATCCACGTTATAACGCGCAGTTAGGTAAAGCGTATTTCGGCGCGCAGATGAAAAAATATGACAATAATCCGGTGCTGGCAGTAGCTGCCTATAACGCAGGACCTGGTGCGGTTGATGGCTGGATCAAACAGTTTGGGGACCCGCGTACAGGCTCGGTGAGCAATGAGCAGTTCGCCGCTGCGATTCCATACGATGAAACCCGCAACTATGTGGCAAAAGTCACTTCTAGCGCTGTCGGTATTCCGCAGGATGCAACAATGGAAAGTTTAATGTCCCTTCCATCCTGGAATGCTATGAATCCTTCAAATAAATCAGCAATGTTAAGTAAGTGGGCTGGGCTTTACGATATGCAGGCGGCAGCTGGTCGTGTATCACTGCAAACGAGAATGCAGGATGATATTGCTAAATTAGAGTCTGGTCTGGAAGTTAACCCGATCTCTGAACATGAGTGGGCTGCTGTGATGCCGCTGCAGGCATCCCCTGCAGAACGTATGCAGCTGGAAAAAAACTACCAGCAATATCAGCAAGCAATGACGCTGCAGCCGGTATACCAGAGCATTATGCAGGGCACCCCGCAACAAGGGATGGCCGCAGTTCATTCTATGGCTCCGCAAGAGTCTGATCCTGACTTTAAGTATAAGCAGGGGCTTTACGCAACGGCACAGGCTAAATTGAACTCAGTGCTTAAAGCGCGAGAGTCTGACCCCGGAACATGGCTACAGAAAAACTCTAACGTTGCTCAGAACGCTTTCCAGTTATATCAGAATGGACAGGCATCAGGCGAATATCTGGCGTCACGGCTTCAGGCAGAGAAAGATAGACTTGGTATCGTCAGCAAAAAAGTTCTTCCCGATACCATGATCGATAACATCATCACCAAAATTGATAACAATAAAGAATCCAGCGTTACGGCCATTCAGTCCGTGGCGCAGTCTTTCGGAAAGTATTCAGCTCAGGTTATGCAGCAGGTTCAGAAAAGTGCTTTCCCAGCGCTACAAGTTGTTATGGCAACCGATAACCCGCGCGCGGCAAATGCGCTATGGCAAAACCGCTCTGTTAAAACCTCAGACTTGCGCAGCTCTTTCGAGAAAGTTACAGCGGATAGCGCTGATTCATCATGGAATGATCAGGCTAAGCAGTTTGCAGCAACCATGGTTGTGCAGCCCGGCGGTACTGCAGTGTGGAATAACTTCAATGAGCAGGGAAAACGCCTGACTTACATCAATATGCAGCGTGGCATCTCATATTCTGATGCAGCTAAGCAGGCATATCAGGACATTCTGGGGGCGCAATACCAGACGACTGACACTTGGCGTATGCCTAATACTTCCGGTCAGGATTTACAGGACGTTAAAGACGGCGCAAATAAATACCTAAGTGACCTGAGTCCGGATCAGATAATGCCGCTTATCGGTGATCCACGATTACCAGAAAAGGTAAACCGCGACCAGAGTATTTCCCGCATTCGTGATAATGGACAGTGGGTGACAAACAGCGATGAAACAGGGCTAACATTAATGATGAATGGCCTACTGGTGAATGGTGCAGACGGCAACCCTATTACTGTTCCATTCTCTGATCTAGCGAAGTTGGGTGCTGGTGATCGATCACCTTGGAATAGCTTAACTAAGTTTGTCAATTCTCCGGTTAAGTACACTCCCGGCCAGTCAAAAAATTACAGCATCGAAAGCCAGCGTGACCAACTGATCAATATCATCCAGAACGGACAACAGCAGGGACGGTAACATGCCAATTTACACAGATGATCCAGGGCAGGGGATTAACCAGCCAATCAGCAATGTAGAGTCCGGCTTGGGTGAATCGTTGCTTTCTTCTCTTAAACAGGGGTTTGAAGAGGGGCCGGTGATGTCCGGTATCCGATTTGCTCAAGCTGATATGCTGGCAAACGAACAAAACTCTACTGTTATCAGCAAATCAGATGCCGATGCCAAGCTGAAAGAGTACGGTGTGAAGAGTATCAATGTCCCTGATTCCGGCGTTACCCAAGCATTTCTTGATCACATAATTGACGAACGAAAAACATCGCTGGCCAAGCAGCAGATCGCTATGTCTGCGCCTTCAGGTTGGGTTGCCACACCTCTAAATTTCACCGCCAGCTTGGCGGGTTCTATGGCAGACCCCGGAAACATTGCATTGGCGTTTGTGCCATTTGCAGGAGAAGCAAAGGCGGCTTCTGTCGCTGGCAGGTTTGCTGAGCGTTTTGTTGCAGGCTCAAGGATGGGCGCAATACAGGCGGTGGCAACAGTTCCTTTAACTGCCCAAGCGGCCGCAGCCGAAGGTGACGAATTCACTTACGGTAACGCGCTGGAGAGCACATTCTTTAACACAATGGCTGGTGGTCTGATGCACGCTGGTGGTGGGTTAATTGCTGAGGCAGTACGAGCCCGCCGCCCTGCAGCAACACCAGAGCAGCCAACCAATTCTGAGGCTATATCTGCTGATATTGCTCAGCCTGTGCCAGTCGTCACGCCTGATAATATTCCTACCGGTGTCAATATCCCTGAGGCCGGAACCAATGCAGACCTAGCGAATGCCATTTCGCGCGACGCTGAAAGTTACGCCTACAGTCGAGCCTATGATGATGTTGTGCCGGATTACATCGCCCGCCAGCAGGAAGTGCAATCTGGTTTTGCTGATAACGTTGGTGATCTGCGCTCCGAGTTGGCTGCCAACAATCAGGGTATAGCGTCGCTAGATAGTTCCCTAAAGCAGCGAACCAGCGAATACCAGACGCAGAAGATGAAGTTCAAAGATGCCCGCGCTAAAGCCCTCAAGGACATCCAGACGGAGAAGGACGCTATTACTGCGCGTAATGAAGAGATTAACCAAGCTATCCAACGCAATACGGATGCGGAGCTGGGCCGAGCCCGAGAATCGCAACTGTCGCGAGGTGAAATCCCAGAAGAATTGAAGGCAACAATTGCAGAGCGTGCACAGCAGATAAGGGAAGGTATGCAGATGTCACCCGTCACGGGTGCTGTAAAGACGGCTGCAGGAACTGTAAGAGAAGCTGACTGGAATGTTAACCAACAGGCGTATCGCGCTGCGCTTGCGAATATGATGGATGGCCGTAGTCCAGATGTTCAGCCGTTTTATGATTTACACAAACCCGTTCTTCGTGAACGCGCCGTTTCCCGCATTCAAAGTCCAGAGCCAGTTCCAGATGAGGGAGGTCGCATTGTCAGTGAAAGAGCTGATCGTGTATGGCAGGATACCCAGAAAACAGACCACGAAATGAGTAGCGCAGCCTCTGATCTGGAGAATGAATTCAACCTGAGTGATGCATTGCTAAACGATATTGCTACCGATAATCCAGAGTTGGCTGCAACTATGCGGGAGAACATAGCAACTATCCGTTCAGAAGCAAACGATGAATCCTTTGGCAAAGCCCTGCGAGCTTTTGCCGCCTGTATGATTAACCGGGGGTTGTAATGGCTAACGAATTTTTAACGCAGTGCGAAATGACCGTTAATACGGCCGCCGGCAGAAAGTTAAGCGAAACAGAAATGGAATCTCTGGTGCGCGACATGAACGACACCACCAATCGGATCCTCGCTAGTAATGAAGCTCTGTCGCTTGAAGAGGCTGCGTTGCGCGCCGCCGATGAGCTATCAAACACTGACAAGCTTTCAAAGGTTATCGAGGCTAGAAATAAAGCTATCAATACCCGCATTGCCGCGCAGCGCCTGAGTGAATTGCGTACAACTTGGAAGGATAGACCTGACATCGGTCTTGAGGCTATTTTAGTGGGCCGTAACGATGCTCGTACAGCATCACGTCGTTCTGTAGCATCAGAGGTCGCTCAGCTTCGTGGAAAGTATCATGCTGGAATCAACTACGACCTAGATCAGGCAGGGCTGGTGAAGTTTATTGCCAGTGGCAGCAATGACCGCGAGATCGCTGATGCGATGTGGCGCATTGGGCGTGAAATGAAAACAGACGGTATGACGAAGCAATCCGTCAGCGCCGCGCAAATCATCATGAAGTGGCAGGAATCGGCACGTATCGACGAGAATCGAGCTGGCGCATGGATCCGCAAAGAGCCTGGTTATATCGTCAGGCAGTCGCACGACATTTTGAAAATTCGGTCTGCTGGATATGAGGCATGGCGCGATGCAATTTTACCTCGCCTTGACGAACGCACATTTGACGGAGTGAGCGATCGTGATAGCTTCATGAGCAATGTCTATAAGGGGCTGGCCTCAGGAGTTCACCTAACATCTGAAAAGCCTGACTGGATGAACGGCTTTAAGGGCTCACAGAACGCAGCTAAGCGCGCCAGTCAGGAGCGCGTTCTGCACTTCAAAGACGGCGTTTCGTGGCATGAGTACAACCAACAGTTTGGTACTGGCAGCCTGAGAGAGGCTATTTTTGGCGGCCTAAATAGCGCATCACGCACCACTGGAATGATGCGTGTATTAGGTACTAATCCGCAGAATATGTTCAAGTACTTAGCAGATTCGCTCGGAGAAGATGTTAAAAAATCAGGAAACCCTGCAGCGCTGGCAGATTACATGACACAGGTAAGACGGCTAAACCGCAACACAATGCCACAGGTTGACGGATCTCTTAACATACCCGGTAGTGTTGGTCTTGCTAACACATCTTCAACCATTCGTGGCTGGCTACGCATGACACAGCTTGGCGGTGCCGTAATCTCATCATTCAACGATGTACCTGTAGCCGCCACAGAAATGCGCTATCAGGGGCAGAACTTCATGAGCGCTCTTCTCACCGCGATGAAAGGTCGCTTCACCCGTTATACATCGGCGGAACAGAAAGAAATTCTGTCTTCGGTAGGGGTCTACTCTGACACCATGACTCAGGAAGTAATCCGCCGAATCTCTGGTGACGATACGTTAACTGGCAAGATGGGGCGTGCACAGCAACTGTTCTTTAAGTACAACCTTATGAATTTCTGGACAGAGTCAGGGCGTAACTCCAACGCAATGATGATCACTAACTGGTTGGCGCAGAACGCCGAGCTGACACACATACGACTGAATGATGACCTGCGCCGCGTGCTTGACCTGCATGGCATAGGCGAAAAAGAGTGGGAGTTACTGCGAGGCATGGAAATGTCCGGCAGCGAAGGCCGCAAGTTCATGACCGGCAGTGGGATCCGCGGCATACCAGAAGAGCAGATTGCTGCTTATGTCGAGAGTAAAGGGATAAAAGCAACAGAACGTGCTATCTCCGACGCTAGAGAGAAGCTTGAGGGACAGCTGCGCGGTTATGTTCTTGATCGTCTGAATATTGCAATGTCTGAGCCCGGAGAGCGAACTCAGGCGCTGATGAAGATGGGCACAGTGCCGGGGACTGTTCCCGGAGAGGCTATCCGTTTCGCAGGCCAGTACAAGTCTTTTACCGCCAGCTTTATGCAGAATGTTTTGGGTCGTGAGGTATTCGGGCGTGGATATACGCCAGCCGGTCTTGGTGAATCGAAAACAACCTCTCTCTCCAATGCACTACTGCGCAACGGAAAGGGCGCATTCATGGGGGCCGCAAACCTGTTTGTCTGGGCAACGATGTTCGGATACATCTCCCTGCAGACTAAGTTGATGCTGAAGGGACAGACGCCGCGCCCGGCAGACGGAAAAACGTTTCTTGCATCGGCAGCGCAGGGCGGTGGGCTTGGTATTCTAGGGGATTTCATGTTCGGTGAAGTCAACCGCATGGGGGCTGGGCCGGTGACTTCCCTTATGGGGCCAGCTGCGTCAAACGCCGATAGCATCATTACTCTGCTGCAACAGTCTACTCGGGGCGATGCAAAGCTAGGGGACTTCTATCGTGCTGCTCTGGATAACACTCCGTTCCTGAATGTTTTCTGGCTGCGCACGGCAATGAATGGTTTAATATTGAACCGTATACAGGATGCATTAGATCCCGGCTCTCTTGAACGCTATCAGCGTCGAGTTCAGCGTGAGCAGGGCAACGAGTTCCTAATCCCACCATCACAGTTCATGCTAGGGAAATAATGATGAAGTTAATTATATTGATTATTTCGGTATTGATGTCAGTCTCGGCTTTTGCCGAGCAAACTGTCAAATGTGAACTTACATACTTTGGTGGTAATGATAAGTTTAAAGTTACTGAATTTTCGTTTATGGGTATTCCATCAGATGCGTATCTATATACTTGTAAAAACTGTGGAAATATACAGATAGATGTTTTCCCATCTTTCCAATCAGCAAACTCATACTCATTTAGAAGCTCAGATGATTTTGTACAAAAAATATCCTCAGCATACACGCAGAAGGATATTGCTAAGTTAGAAATGAGTGGTGTAACACAGGGAGGAAAGATCAAATACAGTATTACTGACACTGGAGTAGCTGAGTTCTACCCAATTAATGAAAAGCAAACCTACCTATTTTTCACAGCAAAGCAAAATAATGATGATCTGGTTGGATATACAGGATTCGTTACATCTAACGGTGCAAAATCTTGCACTATTATCGCTTCATACATAGGTAGCGAAATTTCTAATCAAGGACGTGAATCATTAAGTTATTTTATAAATCACGTTTCTTTGTAGCGTGACACGTCACAAAGGCCGCCGAAGCGGCCACAAAAAAGCCCGCGATGCGGGCTTCTTCAGTTATTAACCTTCTTCGGTACTATCGCTGCTATAGAAATCATGAAACCCGTAAGTGCAGCAATGATTAACGGGAATATGAAAGCATCGGATGTACGTAGAGGATTCTTCATATCAAAGAGGATAACAATGAAGAATGCACTTGTTGCAAACGTAGATGAAGAATAAACCTCATTCATCTTATATTGCAGCTTGTCCAGTGAAAATGGCGGTGTATCTTTGCATCTGGCATCCCATATTAAATGTATTGCCAGATAGGCGATGCACAGAATGAAATAAAACCTTGTCAATTGCTGTGCATCTTGAGGTGCAAACCAAGCTAATGCATCATGCATTTTAGTTAGCTAACTTCCGTACAGCGTAAATAGCAGGAAGCGCTACAGCACCAGCTACAGCGAAGGCATAAGCGATGCTTGCTGTAACAGTAAAGGCTGGAAGCAGGAAAGACAGACCGCCTGGAAGGGCAAAGCCTAAGCCTGCTCCGCCAATGATGGCTTTGAATAAAGTAATAATGTTGAGTTCCATAATTCCTCCTTAGTAAACATTCCGTTTACCACTAGGGTAATATTACTCAACTATTATCCAATACGCAATGAAACAGAGTGAAACAACATGAAACAACGTGGAGGCGCTTCCCTGCGCCGTCTTCTTTAATGTAACTTGGATTGTTTCACAATGAACTCAGCATGCGTCTGGATCTCACGAATGCTACGGTAGGAGCTGGTGATGTAGTTCACCATTGTAGTGAATTCCATCATTGCGCCGCCGACATCGTTGCCGTTCTCCTCAAGCTCTCTCAACAAGTTCATCAGGTAAGAGCGTTCCGCTAGACCAGTGACACCCTCTGGTGAATGGATGAATTCTCGATAGCCCGGTTTCGCTGGGTAGCTGTACTTCTGCTCTTGCTGTTTCATTGCTTCCAGTATGGCGGGCATGAAGCTCTGGACAACCTGGCTAGCTTTATCAGCAGCGGCTAATTCTTTGGTGCCTACTAGATCGGCGAGGGTTTCTGCGCCTGTGTGAGAGTATTTCCCGGTCTTGCGGATTTGCGGTAGGACATCTTGTGTTACCCAATTCTTAAATCTATTCGGTACCGTTCCAGGCTTCATAGCATCTCTACAGCGTAGAATTAAGGTGTAAAGCCCGGACTCAGACACAATATTAACTTTGCCCTGACGACCTATGTTAAACATAGACCGTTCGTAACTTTCTAATTTATCAACGAATTGAGTAGGGTTTTGGATGCGTAATGCGATGCATGCATCAGCAGCAACGAACCATGGTTGGCCGTCAATAACGATTGCGCGAATTTCCGCATGGGATTCGAAACTAAAGGTAGATGTGCTTACTTGAGATGACATAGTGATTCTCCCTCGACTTGGATAATCACCACCTGAGGTGCAAATCTCACTGGTGGTGAACTGAACAGGGTTTGCACTACCGGCGTCGAAGGAAACCGGCCAGTCTTTCGACTGCCCCGACCAGCCCACCATTGAGGTGTAACTGTGCCGCACAAACAAAAAACACGCATAGCGCGTGTCGTGCGCCTTCAACATTCCCAGGGTGCAAATCCCGGCACCAGATTTTGCTGATGCCTAATTACTATGGCGCAAATGTGCGGGTAAGTAAATGCACCATTAAGGTAACAATGTCAAGATTTATTGGTAATAATTAACCGTTTAAGTTTTGGGCGGCAGGTTCTTTGAAATTAATTTCGCGCAGTATTCTAAGTGCGATAGCACATCGCTGGTAGAGACATTCACGCTAGTCACATAGTTAATCAATGCAGTCAGTTCGGCGGCTGCTCCACTAACATCATACCCATCATGCTCCAGATCTCTGAGTAGTCGCATCAGGTCTGAGTCATTAACTAAAGCCCTTACGCCTGCTGGTGAGTGGACTCTGTTCAAGTCAGCTTTAATAGGGTAATGATAATCGCACGTCATACCTCGCGCTCCATTCATGTTGTACTGTATGGATATACATATAACAAAGATGAAAAGAAACTTCCAGTGCTTTTAATATACCTAAGGGGTAATATTAATGTTACTTAGTGGTAACTATAATTCATAAAGGTGTTGTTGAGCTATAGAATGTCTGGTAGACGGGCGCAAATGGAGCGCCGGACACTGGGAGTGAACAGACAAATGACAGTCTCAACAGAAGTTGACCACAATGATTACATAGGGAATGGTGTTACCACTGTATTCCCTTATCAGTTTCGTATCTTTAAAGCAGCAGATTTGACGGTTGTCACTGTTGATCTGAATGAAACACAGAGAGAACTTATCTTAGGAACAGACTATACCGTAACGGGAGCAGGTTCGTATCAAGGTGGTAATGTCACGCTTTCCAGTGCACTTGCTAACGGCTGGAAAATATCTATTGCACGTGAATTACCAGTTACACAAGAGACTGACTTACGTAATCAGGGAAAGTTCTTCGCTGAAGTACATGAGAACGCATTCGATAAGTTGACAATGCTTATTCAGCAGACATTCAGTAGATTCAGTCTGGCGCTACGAAAGCCATCATTCATTGCCAATTATTACGACGCTCTCAACAATTACATCCGCAATCTTCGTGACCCGTCACAACCTCAGGATGCTGCCACAAAAAACTATGTTGATAGTTTGGCAGATATAAATCTTGGACGCACACTAAGGACTCCTGACGCTATACCTCAATTGCCTGGAATTGAGCAGCGGAAAAACAAAATTGTCGGCATGGATGCTAATGGTCAACCGATTATGCTAATACCTGAAAGCGGCAGTGCTGCTGATGTCTTGCTTCTTCTTGCTGGGCCAGATGGTTTATCTAACATAGGTTATGACGGTGCAAATTTGAGTGACGTTGTAGATTCAACTTATGTAAATAGCTTCAGTGATGCTTTGAATTCTTCCTTCCCAGCACCAGTAAAAACTATGGTGATAATTAAATACCATGATGAATCTGTAGGAATTTTCAACACATCTCATTCAACCAATATAATGCGTAGGACTAATGAGTCTGGATCTCCTGGAGATAATGATGGCGGTTCTTGGTTAATTGATTCCAATGGAGTTAAATGGGTTACAACTCTACCTTTACATGTTGATAGGTTCGGTGCTTTTCCTGGAAAATCCTTATCCTCATTTGATTCTGGACCAGCATTTCAGAAAGCTTTGATAGCCGCAGGTTTGGATGGGTATGGCCAGAGAACAACGTTGCTTACTGGAAACTATGTCTACACAATAGACTCTAAAGTATTATTACCATCTTGCGTAGAAATTGTTGGGAACGGTACATCTTACGTATCAAATAACCGTGATGATGATTTTAAATTTGAGACCGCATACTTTAAAGATGGAGTATTAATAAGCAATATACCTAATCTTACCGATGAACAATGCATCGCATCAGCAATAGTAAGAAATACATCATTCAGAAAATCTCAATTTCTTGGAATTAAAAAATGCTTTAATCTAAGATGTTTTACAATTGGGTGCTATATATCAGATGTTTCTTTCCATGATTGTGGAATCGCAATTTACTCAATTCAGGGTTTTTACGCATCGTATGATGTAGACATTATAGGGGACTACTCAGAACAATTAGGAAACTATGCAATAACATTAGGTAGAGCTACTAATCAAGTATCCTGTAAGGCAAACACCTCTGCTCGTAATCTTGGTATTTCTTTATCTGAGCCATACAACGCATCATATCTTCAAAATAATACCCAGAATGTTAGTTTTAATGGAAGTTCATTTGAACAAGTGAACAGAGCTGTAACTGTCAATGGAGAAAATTTTAGTACGAACCTTAATGACATTTACTGTGAAAATGTGAAGACAGTACTTGCCAAATCAGATGGAGATTTTAAAAGCTATTCACTTAAAATTGGTGATGGCGGATGGATGTTTGATGTGAATGAAATGGTGAGGATGTATGGGCTTGTCGATGCTGAAATAACAGTTAATGATTTTGGAACTAGTACCCCTAAGGTCTTATTGGTTAACAATCAGAGCTTTAAAAACTCTGCCACTATATTCTTGCATACTCAATCTGCATTCGCCTATCCAGTGGCAGATATACCAGTTGATGACAATATAAAGTATGTATTTAATTATAGATTAGAAACATCAACATATACTGGGCAGGAGATTTATGCAGTAACTCCAATTTATTTTGACTGTGATTGTTCATATGAGTTCAGGGCAATATCTTCTGATGGTGCCAGATCTGTTCTTTATCAAGGGAGAATGACAAGGTTCAATACCATTTCATTTGGTACAGATAACTCGTATGTATCAATAGGCAATAATGGTGAGTTAATTGTTCACTTTAAAAATCTTTCGTCGACAACCTATCCTTGGATGTCGACGGCGAAAAAATATATATCAATTAGGTCTTGATGAACGAAGAAATATAGATGAAACTGAGAAAATGGACTTTCTCAATGATTCACATAAATATCTTTCAACTAAATGATAGTAAACAAATGATGAAATGGATGTTAAAGCAATTGATGAAATAAATATATATAAAGGTTTATTGTCTAAATTAAATAGTGGATATATGTTGTTGAACACGTAATAACATAACACAAGGCATGGTATATGTACGAGATATATTGAAAAAGACATATTGCCTATTTTTGTCATTGTCACAGGAAAATAAAATAAATTTCTCTTCTCGAGCTCTATAAATGATAAAACTAGGAGGAATGATGATAAACCCCAAAATAAAGGACCATGCTCAGATCTAAATACTCCCATAAGAGACATAAAAAATATGGCAATAGATAAAATAGAAAATGTTATGATTTTTCTGTTGCTTATATTATTTTCCTTCTTTGCAAGGTATCCGCACGCAACTCCAAAAGTAAAATCCAATGCAATACTATTAGTTGCCATGGAAAGATAAGTGCTATCAAGATTATAGCTTTCCATACTAGATATTGATATATTTCCATTTATTAATGCGGTTATTATAATTAAAAGAATCATTATTGGATTTATAAACATCCATTTATTTTTCCCTATAAATAAAATTCCAATTGCAGCAAGAATGTAAAAGTAAATCTCATAATTAAGAGACCATCCTACAATAAGTGAAGGGTATCCATAAAAAGGAGCTTCGGTATTAGAAAGAGGTATAAATGTAAGCGAGTGTATTAGCTTTAAGTAATCATTGCTACCGAAGTAAACAACAATAAAAGACATTAAAAGATAAGGAGGAAAAACCCTAATAACTCGTTTGACTATAAATGATATTGAATCAGAAATTCCGTGTCTGCTGTTGTCTGTGACATAGTAAATGATGAATCCGCTTATAACAAAAAACAGATCAACTCCAATTGATCCATTGAAGAAAACTACACTTGAGTTGCTTATCAAAACATCCGCATCAAATCGGTAATGAAATAGCACTACCAATATAACAGCGATTGCTCTCAAAAACTGAATTGACTGTAACTCCTTTTTATTCATGTTAACTCACTAATATTTAATATTTATCAAAATATTATCACCTTACGGGTAAAAATGCTAAGGACAATACAAGGTAAACTTATCCGTTTATGGTTTATTGTGTATGATGAACTCACCAACTAAGGGGGTTAATTATGCGAAGTAAACGGTGGTCACTATGTCAGCTCAGCTAACCAGTGAGTCTTTAAATCAGTGGCTTAGCATGGGTTCTCTGGCAGCGGTGATAGCGGGAGTTCCTCCCGAGGTGGCATTGGGGGCTTTATCAGGTGCGGTAATATTTATTACCTCGGCCGTTGAATACCCTATACGCCGCCGAGTTCTCTTGTCGATGCTCAGCTTTCTCTGTGGGCTTCTCTTCTATAAGCCTACGGCATCAATCCTTATCGGCGTAGCCAGCCTTATCCCAACTATTACACAGGATTCATTCGAGAAAGGAATTGTATTCGCAGCTGGTGCGTTCGTCTCGGCAATCGTATCAGTACGCATAGGCATTTGGCTTTACCACCGTTCCGATAATCCACGCGATCTTATCACGGGGAGAAAAGACGATGACAACTCCTGAGCTGCTTTTACTTATTGCTAATGCGGTTATCTGTTCTGCAATTGCAATCCGGGTCGGAACCTTCCGTCGTAATGGATCGCAACACCGTTGGTGGGGTGGGTGGATAGCCTACTTCCTGATAGTGGCATCTGCCAGCATTCCAGTTCGCGCTGCATATGCAATTTGGTATCACACACCAATGGTCGCTGATCTATCAGAAGTTATTATCAATGCTGTCATGCTTGCCGCCGTTCTAAAAACGCGTGGTAACGTCGTGCAAATATTCAAAATATCGAGGTCTCCACATGGACATTAACCAGTTCCGGCGTGCTGCCGGTATTACTGAGCAACTAGCTACTCGCTGGTACCCACATATTACTTCCGCTATGAATGAGTTAGGTATTATAAAGCCTGAAGATCAGGCGATGTTTATAGCCCAACTCGGACATGAAAGTACGGGATTCACCAGATTAGTGGAAAGCTTCAACTATAGTGTTAGCGGTCTGTCTGGATTTGTCCGCGCCGGTCGTATCACTCAGGATCAGGCAAAGACTCTTGGGCGTAAGCCGTATGAGAAAGTATTGCCTTTAGAGCGTCAGCGTGCGATCGCCAATCTGGTATACAGCAAACGGATGGGGAACAACGGTCCGAGTGATGGGTGGAATTACCGAGGGCGTGGGCTTATCCAAATTACTGGCCTTAGCAACTACCGTGATTGCGGAAATGGTATGAAGGTTGATCTTGTGGCACAGCCTGAACTGTTGGCGCAGGATTTATATGCGGCCCGCAGTGCAGCATGGTTCTTTGCGACAAAAGGCTGCATGAAATACACCGGCGATATGGTACGCGTTACGCAGATTATCAATGGTGGTCAGAACGGCATTGACGACCGTAGCGAGCGATATGCCGAGGCCATTAAGGTACTTTTATGATCATTGCATTAGTTAAAGAGTACTGGAAACAGTTATTTATCGTGGCGATGCTTGCTGCGCTGGTTATCGGTGGCGTGGTTGCGTGGAATGTCCACGGTAGCAGCCAGTATGATGCTGGGTATGCAAAGGCACAGGCAGATCAGAAACAGGCTGATGATAAAGCTAGGTCACAACGTGATCAGGAGAAAACACAAATTGAACGTGAAGCACAATCCCGTATCGATGTGGCGCGTGTTGATGCTGAGCATGCTAATACCGCTGCTTACGGCCTGCGCACCGAGCTTGACAAAACCAAGCAACTCGCCGAACACTATACCGGATCTTTCCCCTCTGGCACGCCAGCCAGTAAGGTCATCGGTGTGCTCGCCGACATGCTTGAGGAAAGCAACCGAGCTTACGTCGAAACAGCAGCAGAAGCTGAGCGATATCGGTCTGCCGGAATCACCTGCCAGCGTCAGTATGACTCACTGAAAAATGGGGCACTGATTTCCAATGACGGTATAAAAAACGGTATGAATAAATTGTTGTTTTAAAAACTTGTTTTCAGTCAATTGGTTACTTTTATCGTAAATAATTGAGTGGGAATAATTTAACGTCTGGCGAAAGCCAGTAAGTCTACGTTATTTCTAAAAGCTCAAGTCATTCCCGTAACCCTGTTTTATTTGAAGGGTTACGGGACAATGATTAAATCTTGCGTGTAAACTGCTGTTCCATGATGCTGCTTCCCCATTGATCCCCTTGCCATTCCTTCGTTAGTTTAAAACCAAATGATTCGTATAAACTTCTCGCTGCGGTCAGTTTATTAAACGTCCATAGTTGAACCGCAGAAAATCCTCTCTTATCGCAAAACTGCATGGCCTCTGCGATTAACTTTCTGCCAGTTCCGTTGCCTCGACAGCTATCGTCAAGAATGAACCACCGCAAATGAGCCTCGCCGTTGCCAAGATCTTCACCGTCGATTGCGACCGAGCCGACAACACGCCCGTTCAACATAGCCAGCCAAATTTGATTACACTCATTGTCTAAACGCCCGGAGAATTCAGCTAATTCTGTTGCAACTCTTGCCTCAAAAAAGCTACTGAAATTGTGCTCCCTAGCATAGTAACTGCCGTGCATTTCAGCGATGCGGCCAATCATTCCGGGATGGTAGCCAGAAACAATTTGTAGATTGTTTTGAGTGCTCATTTCGTTATTTTCGCGGCAGGCTTGGAGTGCATTGGCATAGATCATAAGCCCCTGTGAGGCTGCATTTTGCTGATGTGGATTCATTTTTTTTAATGCAGCGATGACGAGCTCGTTAGCGTAATGATTAATTCTTTCTACCGTTTTCCGGCCCTGTGCGCTAAGGCTGAGCTGTTTGATTCTGGCATCTTTGGCTGAAGGGCATTCTTCCAGTTCACCTGCACTGAGAAGTTTAGCTAACATACGGCTGACGCTAGACTTCTCAAGCCCTAAGATCTGTACTAACTCCGCAGCTGTCATCGACCCACGATGTTCTATTTCAAGTAAGGTATGAACTACTGATGGGGAGTATTCAGTTGCGGCCAGTGTGCTACGCAT